TGCGCGGGCTCAAGAATCCCGTTACGGCAGAGCATGTCGGGGAGAAGTTCAAGATCACCAAGCGCCGTGCTGACCAGTTGCTGGTTGAGTTGGCAGCAGACGATTTAGTCATTAAGACAAAAGGCTACAAGCAGCAAGAGGTGACCTGGAAAAAGACGATGGTGATCTGCTTTGCAGTCAAGGATGAATACAGAACCTACAAGAAACGAGAACCTAAGGTAGCGAGGGCTTGGCACGATCCATTTGGACTGGGGACGAGAACATGAGCGAAAACAAAAATGCAAAGACACCAACAGATGGTGGACCAGCGTTTCCCATTGCACATTCGCACCTAATCCAATCAGGTATGTCCCTGCGCGACTACCTTGCAGCCAAGGCGATGCAAGCACTGGCGCAGGGGAATTATTTTGATGCAACCGCGAGGCAGGCCTACATGATTGCAGACGCCATGCTGAAAGCGAGGGAGCGATGAGCAAAGAAGCTATGCAACTAGCGCTTGAGGCGCTGGAGAAAGTAATCACTGCGTTTGGATCAGGCTTAACGCTACAACAGAACGCTATCACCGCCCTGCGCAAAGCACTAGAGACAGAGCAAGAGCCAGTTTTGTGGCTGAAAACTTGGTCTGATGGGTCTGTGTCTGTCCTAAAAACTAAGTCGCATGCTTTTGCTGACCATGAATTAGAACCCCTCTACGCCGCACCACCAAAGCAATGGGTTGGGCTGACGGATGAGGAACTCAAGCCGTTATGCGATGAAAACCCCATTATGTTTGGCGCTTACACCGTTGACTTTATTCAAGCCATCGAAGCCAAGCTAAAGGAGAAGAACACATGAGCACAGAACCCGAAGCCTTGCGGCTGGCTGATGCGCTGGACGCTGAGTTTGTGCAAGGACGAATAAGCAATAGCACGGGCAGGGAATCAGCCGTCGAACTGCGCCGATTGCATGAGGTCAATCAGGATCTGCTGAAGGCACTCAACACGATCCTCAACATATGCTTGATAGATAACGGGCACTGGGCCAAGACGATAGAACGCGAGGCTCATGAAGCCATCGCCAAGGCGATTGGGGGTAGGGCATGAGTGAAAACAAAAACGCAAAGACACCAGCAGACGGGCCTGCGGCAAACAGAGCAATGACGCTAGAGGAAGTGCAACAGTGGATTACCACCACATGGATAAGGTGTCAGGACGAAGTTTGGCGGCAGCTACCAACACCCAAAAAAGTTTCAAAAGATGATCAAGAGCCGGTGGCGTGGATGCACAACGTTATTGAAGGTAATGTCATCACGCACATGCCCGCAGACATTGGCCGTCATCCTGAGCGATGGACTGCGCTTTACAAAGACCCTACGCCGTGCAAAACATGCGAGTCACTTGCTATGGCAGTAATGAACGATCAGACATACCACGAAAAAGTAATTGCAAAGCGTAAGTGGGTTGGGCTGACGGATCAGGAAGTAATGGTCGCTGCATATCAAGCAGGATTTGACATTCATGAGGATTACGAAAACGAGGACGACCCAGAAGCAATGCACTGGTGGACACCTGATGGTGAGGCTTGTGACGATTCTTTGCTGAAACTGCGTGACCTTATCGAAGCCAAGCTCAAGGAGAAGAATCATGGATAGAGAAGCTATTGAAGAAGCGATAGAGGTGCTGGAGGATGCAAGCGCAGAGATGTTGACGGAAACAGGCGATGAAAATTACTACGTCGAAGCCATCGCCGTTTTGCGCCAAGCACTAGAGACAGAGCAAGAGCCTGTGGCGTTTATTAATGTGGAAAAGCAAAAACTTGAGTGGGCCAAACTTACATCGTGGCATACGCCAACAATAGTAAACCTGCCAAAGATTCCACTCTACACCGCACCACCAAAGCAATGGGTCAGTCTGACGGATGAGGAGATCAGCGCAGTGGATTGGAAACCTAACGAGACTTTGCATGACTATGCAAGGCATATAGAACTTAAATTAAGAGGTAAAAACACATGAGCCAGCAGGATTCTTTATGTCCAAAGTGTGGGCTAATCTCGTGGAGCGGTCATCGCTGTGCGGCAATTCTTGAAGGAGAAGAACACATGAACCCACAACCCAAAGCCTTAGTGCTGGCTGATGCGCTAGAAGAACTTGACGTGCAATTCAGCCACACGGGTCTATGCGGAGAAGCCGCCGACGAACTGCGCCGATTGCATGTATGGGAAAAGGCTTACGAAGCCGTATGCGATGAGCGAGATGCGATCATAAGGTCGCTTCTGCGATGGGTTGAGAAAGAGATGCGCTACGCCGGGTGGGACATACGCTTAAACGACCAGCACGGACGCACGGATGTGTACGAGGCCATCAAGGAGTTCTTAGCATGAGCGAAAACAAAAACGCAAAGACACCAGCAGACGGGCCTGTGGCATGGAGTTGCCAGTGTGGCAGGCCTTATACGGTTACCTGTATTTCAAGCAAACCACAAAAGAAGGAATGGGTTGGGCTGACGGGCATGACCCTGCGCGATTACTTTGCGGCTAAGGCGATGCAGGCATTAATTCCTAGCGGTAAAAACGTAGATTCAATGAAGTATGCAGAATCAGCATATGCCTTAGCGGATGCGATGCTGAAAGCAAGGGGTGAGCAATGACAACAAATGAGCAATTCATAACACAAGTGGAGCTTGCTACTCGATGGAAGATCAGCGAAGCAACACTGGAACGTGACCGGTCTTTCAAAAAAGGGGTCCGGTACATAAAGTTGGGTGGATTGATTCGCTATCGGTTGCAGGACGTTATTGACTACGAAAACGCATGTACGCACGAGCCGGAGGAGAAGAACGGTGGATAGAGACGACATTATCAAGATGGCGCGAGAGGCTGGTTTTAACCCAGTCTCATACACGGGCGCAAACCTTGAATCGTTTGAACGCTTCGCCGCCCTTGTTGCGGCTGAGAAAGAGAAGCAGATCATCGACATCCTTGAGCGACTGCAAGAGCGAAACGAATCGCACACCTACTACAAGTATGCGATCAACGTCATCAAAGGTGAGATATGACCCAAGAAGACATCATCCGCATGGCACGAGAGGCTGGGTGCAAACCATTCAGAAGCCCAGAACACTGGGACGATGTGCAAGTCTTTGCCACCCCCAATGTTCTTGAACGCTTCGCTGCACTTGTTGCGGCAGCAGAGCGTGAGGCGTGTGCGAAGTTGTGTTTAGAAGAAGCGAATGAGGCTTACCACCAAGAAGCGTTTTATCTACCACGAGGCAATCAAGGGCTACTGCGTATTGCTGAAGGTGCTAAACGGTGCGCCGAAGCAATCAGAGCAAGGGGTGAGCAATGAAACCCTCAGACATGATTGCAACGCTTGAAATGATCGGCTGGAGTCGTAGAGGGATTGCCCAATACGTTGGCGTCGGCACACCTACGATTAGCCGGATGGCTACTGATCAATGCGCTAATCCGCGCTACAAAACAATGGACGCGCTGCGTGAACTGATCGCGTTACCAACGCCAATTAACAGAGCAAGGGGTGAGCAATGAACGTATTTAAGTTAATAGAAGATAACGGATTGACCCTGCACGGTGACATCGAGCACTTTGCCGAGTTGATTAGACAAGAAGAGCGTGAGGCGTGTGTGAAGTTGTGTGAAGAGCGGCAAGAAGTTTTTCAAAAGTATTACACCAAAGGTCTTGCAGGAATGTGTGCGGAAGCTATAAGAGCAAGGAGTGAGCTATGAGTGGTGATCACAACATGTTTCAAAAAGCCACGTCTTACTTATCTGGTGAGGCTTTTTGGCGCACCGTTGAAGATCAGGAGCCGCCGCTTGGGGTCAAGATGCTACTGCTAAACCCTAGTGGCGTCTGCGTGATCGGGACTTGGGCTGACTGGGCCGTGGCCTGGGCACCACTGCCCAAGGTCCCAGAACATATCAAAGAACTACTCATGAGGAAGAGCACATGAACGACAAAGAACTCATGATCTCTTACGATCTGCCCGCGCTGGCAAGACAAGCTGGCATGCGTATTCAAGAAGTAAGTCCCCGCTACGTACGCTTTCACGCCGATCTGGCAAGCATGGAATCCTTTACGTTCGATGTCAGTGAGCGTAGGCTCGATCATTGCTTGAAGATGCTCAGACAAGCGGGCTATGACGACGCTGCGGACTATCTACAGGGCGTGGGCTGACAAGGCACAGGTTGTACAGCAGGGGCACTAGCATGGCAGATGCAAGCGTGTCCTTGTGCGGCGTTCAGTGGACGTGACGCTGCGACATCAGGCATGAGGCGGGCATGCAATCTGCCTCTCCCGTCATCTTTAATCATAAGGACATATCCATGGACGTCAACGCACTATCAAAGCTCCCAGAGGCCGTTTTAGAGGCTTTTGGCTTTCAAAAAGATGTACAGATCCTCTACGTGACCCTCGCCGATGGACAAAAACTGGTCTTCCTCGGACCCGCTATGACACAAGACGATGTTGAGGGGGTGCAAGAGATTACCTTTGGCGAACACGTCCACGCGGCAATCCTTTCCTATACCAGTCAGCGGCATCGGGCGGTGGAGTTGCAGTGAGGGGGGACCAAGGACCGAGGCTCAGGGACCAAGGACCAAGGCTCACGGGTCTTTTCAAGGGATTGCTATAAGTTTTTAGAGTGGGGAGGGGGTATGAACGGCAGTGTATGGGTGATGAGCGGTAAAAAAGGGTCAAAAAGGGGTGTAATAAACGTATGTATATACGAGGGGGAATTTTGGGTGAAGTTCACTTTAAAAAAGGGGAGGGCGGGAGGTTATTACAGCCAAGGGCCTATTAGGTGAACTTTCTACGTTTGAAATTTTTTTTTTTCAAAACTTAAAAAGTAGTGTAATAGACGTAATGCCGTAAGAAGTACCGTAGTTATTGGGGTTCTACATTACGTCTATTTTTTCATTACGGTAATGGGGTTGTCATTAGTATGTATATAAGTCTAAAATCAGATTATTACGTTGAAAGTTGATTATTACGTTGAATTACAGTGTTGTTTTTAAGGGACGAGATGGATTTCCTTAATAGAATCAAGGAGTTACAAGACATTACGTTATATTACTATACTTCTGAAAAAAAAAAAAAAAAAAAAAAAAAAACGCAGGAAGTTCACTTACTAATCGGAATTGGAGTCAACGTAATGTTGTGGTGTGAACGGCAGTTGGTTGGGGATGAGCGGTAGGTGTTATGGTTTCTTGATCTGGTTATGGTTTCTTGATTGAAAATGGGGGTTTTATGAGTCGAGCGAAGGATGAAGAGGTCCGTTTGCCAGGGATCACGCCCCGTGATTGGGGCATCGTTTTTGGGGATGGTGGTCGGGGAAGGTATCCCTTTGGCAAGATGTTGATCGGGGACTTTTTTAGACTGGCATCGTTGGGCGAAGCAAAGAGTGTGCGATCGGCACTCCAGTCTTACTATTCAAGGCACCCGGGAAGGCAGTTCTGGGTGCGTCAGAGCGGCGATATTGAAGGGGAATGGGTATGCAGAAGGATTCAGTAGATGCGGGCCTTGTAGGGGGTTCTGAGTCGGTTCTTGAGGTATCCACGGGCGTCGTTAAGCCAGGGGTTCCGTTGAGCGAGCAAAAGCCCTTGTTGGATCAGATCCCATTGATGCGGCCAGAGGTTGTTGAAAAACGGATCACCGCTCCGTTACCTAAGAAGGTGCGTCGGAAGGCTTTGACTAAGCAGGAGTGGACCTTTGTTAAAGAGTACGTGACCGGGGACGGCGAAGTGACGTTGAAGGAGGCGGCGAGGCGAGCGGGTTACCGAGAGTCGAATCTAAAGTATTGGGGCAACCGGTTAACTGATCCACATAAGTCCCCGCATATCGTTGAGGCGATCCAAGAACTAAGAACCGAGCTTGCCATTAAGCATGGCACTTCGTTTGAAAGGCACATGAAGGACATGCAACGGATCAGGGACCAAGCCCTGGCAGCGGGAGCTTACTCGGCAGCAGTTGCGGCTGAATATCGGCGAGGGCAGGCCCTGGGGACGATTTACGTCGAGCGTAAGGAAATCCGGGTTGGCACGATCGACTCCATGAGCAAAGAAGAGGTCATGAAAAAGCTTGAAGAGATCAGCAAGCTTTACGGCCCGGGGGCGACTAAGTCGATTGCCTCTGACCAGGGCGACGTGTTGGACGTGGAACCCCTTGCACCTAAGCAACCTACCGTTTTGGAGAAGCTGAGCAATGTCGAGAAAATTAGAAAAGGACTTTTGGAAAAGGGTTCAGCCCCAATTGAAAGGCCTTTGTTCAATAGCGATGAGGATTGAGTGCAAGCTTCCGTTAGGTTTTCCTGACGTCATGATCGCGATCGACGGGCGGATTAAACTTTTGGAATTAAAGGTTGTAAGGGCGGGGGCCCGGGTTGCGCTTTCGCCCCATCAGATCGCCTTTGCCCATCAGGCAGGCGAGGCAGGCATTGGCTATGCGTTGCTTGTGCATTACTGGCCAGCGAGCGTGCTGCGTTCGGTCGATACTGACGTGTTTGGTTATCGTGCCAAGCGTGTTATGGAAGTTGCTAAGCGAGGGGTTAACGAAAAACCAAACGCCGTTTGGCGTGTCGGCGATGCGGAGGGGTTGCACGCCTTTTTGAAAAGTGTATAGTTAAGGCTCGATTTATAGAAAGGAGAAAGACGATGGATAAATGGACAACCGCGATTCATATGCTGCGGGACGGGTTTTTACTGCGGGTTTCATCAAAGCTTGATGAAGACTCGGACGTGATCGAAGATCAGCCGTTGCCCCTGATCATTCGAGTTGATGCCCTGGGGCCTTCTGAACGGTGTAGTTCGATTTTCGACAATGTATTGGCCGAAACCTACATGGGAGGATGCTATTACGATAACGTCCACCAGTTCATTGCGCTCAGCGGGCACTATGATGGCATGCTTGATGAGGTCATGCGGGAGGCCAGAAAGGTAGAACGAAAGCAATCCAGGCTTCACTATGTGACAGTGGTGCATCAGGAGATGGGACACGTTCAAACCATGCCAGTCATGGCCTTGTCCCAGGCCCTGGCTGAAGAAAAGGCCCGGGTTGATTGGCCTTATGCGAGGGAAGGTTGGTCAGTCAGGAGCACCCAGCATGCATGAGTCGAAGTGGGCCCTGGTAAAGGCTTTGATTAAAAACTACGTTTTAATGTCCCTGTTGCGAGCAATTGCTGGTGATAAGAAAAGGCGATAGCTTGCAAAGCGTTTCGGTTATATATACACTTTAGCTATCCAATCAATCGATTGGTTTTTATACAGGAGAAAGCAGATGGATCAGTCAGATTTACTCTCAATGGTTGGCAGTATGTACGACAAGCTTGTGAGGGACGTGAGCAATCGTGTTTATGCCATGATGGCCGAGACCGAGCGCGCTCGCGAGTCAATCGAAATCAACTATGAAAAGCTTGCCGATCAGATCGACTGGAAAGGTTTTGCTAGGGATGTTTCGGCTAACTTTTCGCCTAGTGACATTGCCAGCGAAATTGATCTGGGCGATCTTGTGACTGAACTCGATTACAGCGCGATCGCTGAGGGCCTGGACGTTGAGAAAGTTGCCGACGAGATTGACATGGATGAGAAAGTGCGCGAAGTTTTGCGCGGCCTTTAATCCTTGCGCCGTTTTCCTACTGGGCCCTTCGGGGCCCTTTTTAACTTAATTTTGCAAAAAGTAAAAAGTATGTATAATCCGTTTTGTGCATGTCGCACTTCACTTCAGAAAGGGATACAGAAATGAGCACTTTGACCGAAGCACATAAGCAGTGGGCCAGTCGTCCAGCAGAAGAGCGTTTCACCACGTTGACCGAAATGCACTCGAAAATGCTTGCTGATCGCGCTATCAGTAAGGCTAAGGTTTTGAGCAGTCGCGATCTTTCAGCAATGCCTACTGATGATAATCAGGGCCTGTTGATCGCTGGGCCAGGGGGCAGGGGTATCGGGATCAGTCACTGGGCCTTTGGGCAGTTGTCTTCCCTTGTAGGGGCCCCAGCATCATATCTGCGCGAACTGCCTGCTCCAGTGGCGGCAGATTGCTTGAACTTTGGCCTTAAGGTCACCCGGGACGCTCAGGATGTTGGGATTCTAGCGCAGTGCCCTTCCGACTCGCTGCCAATGATTAAAGCAGCAACAGGCCCCCGTTATGGCAGGGTATGGAATTGTGATGTTATCGGGGCCTTGATTGATCGCTTCGGGGACGGTCAGACTGGCAACTTTCGCGTGCCTGGGATACGAGGCAATCGTGTTGATGTAACCCGTGAAAACA